ATGCCGGTGAGGAGGCGTTCAACATTCAGCTACGTCCGACCCTAGACCGGGTAGATGCTAAAGCTATATTTATCTCCACACCTCGTGGCAAGCAAAACTGGTTCTCCCGATTCTGGGATCGTGGGTTCTCCCCAGAATTCCCCGAGTGGTGTTCACTCTGGGCAGATTATGAAGAAAATCCCAGGATGAGCCCTAAAGATATTGAAGAAGCCCGCAGGTCTATGAGCAAGCAGGAGTTTGAGCAAGAGTATCTTGCTAGTTTCACTACATTTGAGGGTCAAATCTATGAACTAGGGGATACCAACATCGTGCCTTGGGACCCCAAACTGCAGCTGGATGCTTCAACCCAGTTTCTTGGGGGCTGCGACCCGGGCTACCGCGACCCGACCGCGTTCCTAGTAGTAGCCTACCTGCCAGATCCCAGGGATGCTGGTGAGGATCGATTCTGGGTTATACGTGAGTACGAGGAGGCCGAGCAGACTACCCAGTATCATGCTCAGCAGATTAAGGGTCTAGCGGATGAATTCCAGATTGAACTAATCTTTATAGATTCGGCAGCAGCACAGTTCGCTCAAGACCTTGCCTATCAATACGATATTCCTACTGTGCGTGCTCGTAAAGATGTGCTTCCCGGCATTGCCTATGTACAAACCCTAGTCGCACAGGGTAAGCTATGGGTAGATCCGCAATGCACCAAGACTATCGAGGCACTCAACCAGTACAAGTGGGATGATCGTGAAGGTTTGACGCGTGAAAAGCCCAAGCACGACAAGTATTCACACCTTATGGATGCGCTCCGGTACTGTCTCTACTCGTTTACTAGATAATAATTATAACATAACTAGAAGGATTACACAAGTGAAAAAATTTATTCTTGTTGCGGGATTGGTTTCCAGCGCGGCAGTAGCCCAAGATTTTGGGTATGTACAAACTCCTGTACTATGTGGCCCTTTTAGTCGGTTCTTAGAGGTAGTAGGTGACAAAGATATTGCTGAGCAACCATGGTGGCGTGGGCAAAATTTAGAGGCCAACTCTAGTTATCTTATATTTAAAAACCCTAAAACTGATGCTTGGACGCTAGTTATAGTACATAAAAGTACAGCATGCCTACTAGGAGTGGGTACTGTAAGTGAAACGTACACTACCCCCAAGACTGAAAATGTGCATTGACTTATAGCTGCCCCGGTGGTATAATACTAACATTATGGCAAAAAATACTCAAAAACGTATACCTGTAAAATGGATCCGAGACCGTGCCAAGGGTGCTTACCAGAAGCAATCCACTTGCTGGGTTTGTGGAACCAACCAAGACCTTGAACTACACCATACCCACAGTATTACCCTACTCCTTGAACGCTGGTGCCAACAACTGGGCATTGAGCTTGATACGGATGATGAGGTACTTAGGGTACGGGATCAGTTCATTAGTGAGCATCACCGTGAGCTGTACGAACTAGTGTACACACTATGTAATCCACACCACGTCAGGCTACACCAGATATTTGGCAAAGCGCCTGGTCTGGGTACTGCTCAAAAACAGCAGCATTGGTTGGAACTGCAGCGTCAGAAACAGAGTGGTGAAGTTTTCCAGCAGCCTACGTGGGGATCTCCGTTTAGTGAGTTTACCAGTGGAGATAGCCGTGGGAATAAAACAATTTTTTAGTGACTTGCGCTGGAAACTCAATCCTGCGCAGGTTAGAATAGCACAAGAAGAGGGTACCATGATTGGTACCACTGCGCCCCTTACCTATCAGCAAGCGTTTAAGCGTGTTGAAATGGTTAACCGCGGCGTTAACTTAATTGTAAGTGCTTGTGCGGGTTTAGACTATGACGTCAAGGATAAGTTGTACGAGGGTGTGGTTGTAGGTACTCGTCAAAAGTCCCTAGCTACCATGCTAAACTACAGACCTAACCCCTACCAATCGGCACAAGATTTTCGTAAAAACATATTTACCGACTATTTACTAGAAGGCAATGTGTTTGTACACTACGACGGTACGTTTCTCTACCACCTGCCCGCTTCGCGTGTAGAAATACTCACCGATGAAAAGACCTTTATTCGGGGATACCGTTACAACGGATTGGTAGACTTTAGGGAAGGGGAGGTATTCTCACTCAAAGACCTGAGTAGTGATAGTATTTACCGGGGATCTAGCAGGTTGGAAAGTGCGCAGCGTTCGATTCGGACCTTGTACAACATGGAACAGTTTCAGGATGCGTTCTTTGAAAACGGTGCTGTGTTTGGCATGGTGCTTACAACCGAGAATACATTATCGACTATAGCCAAAGAGCGTACCATACAGTACTGGCAGCAAAAGTACAATCCTAAAGTGGGTGGTCGCCGTCCGGTTATCTTGGATAGTGGATTGAAGCCACAAAAGATTACGGACACCAGTTTTAAAGAAATGGACTTTGATCAATCGATCAAGACTCATCAGGAAAAGATTTTACAGGCACTAGGCGTTCCGCCTATCTTGTTAATGGGCGGCAACAACGCTAACATTGCTCCTAACCTACGCCTATTCTACTTAGAAACTGTAATGCCTATTGCTAAGTCCTGGGTAAGTGCTGTAGAACGGTACTTTGGCTACGACATAGAAGCCATCACACAAACGGTTTCGGCCTTACAACCAGATATTAAAGATATTGCCAGCTACCACGCTACACTGGTCAACGGCGGTATTATAACACCAAATGAAGCTCGCCAAGAACTCCGCTATGATCGCATAGACGGAGCCGACGAGATAAGAATTCCAGCTAACATTGCTGGTAGTGCAGCAAATCCATCCCAAGGGGGTAGGCCCCAGGGTGGAAATGAATAGAGGAAATTATGGTAGACAAAAATAAGATCCTGTACTTTAACAGTGTCTTTACTAAAGCTGAGCCGCTACCAGCAGAACCAGACGTAATTGAGATTAGTGGATATGCATCAACTGTGGATGTTGACAGACACGGCGATGTAATCCCCACCTCAGTTTGGGAAAGAGGCTTAGAGAACTACATAAAAAATCCTGTTATCCTAGCATTTCATGACCATACTCAACCAGTTGGTCGTATGACTGAGCACAAAGTAGATGCAAAAGGATTATGGATTAAAGCTAGGATCTCAAAAGCTGCTGAAAAAGTATACCAGCTTATCAAAGACGAAGTTTTAACAGCATTTTCAGTTGGATTTAGAATTAAAGATGCGGAATATAATACAGCCGCAGAAGTTTTCCTAGTCAAAGACTTAGAATTACATGAAATTTCGGTAGTTTCGGTACCAGCAAATCAAAACACACTTTTTAATCTTTCAAAATCGTTTAACTCCATTACGGAGTATCGTGAATTTATAGAGCAATTTGCACCCCAAAGCGAGTCAGCTAAAGGGCTAGACACCACTAGGCAAGCAAAGAGCACAACCAAAGAGGAATTGGACATGACTCCAGAAGAATTAAAGCAATTACTAGCCCAAACAGCTCAAGACGCTGCACAGCAAGCTGCTAAGGCTATCAAAGAAGAACAAGCTCGTGTAGAAGCTGAGAAAGCTGCTCGTGAACAAGCAGAAGCTGAGCTACAAGCACGTATCAAAGCAGCTGTTGCTGCTGTAACTCCTACTGAAACTGGTGCAGAAAAGCTACTAGCCGAAGTAGAGAAGCGCTTCCAAGAGCAAGCTGAAAGCACCAAGAGTGTTATCACTGGCCTAGAAGCTGCTCTAAAAGAAAAAGCACAAGAGCTAGAAGCTATTCAGAAAAGCAAAATGCAGTTTGTTGATGGCAAAGCTGGCGAAATGAGCTATGCCGACAAAGAGAAAGCAGTTCTCTTAGCCAAGATGAGCGGCAAAGCAATCGACCAGACACGTCTAGGTCGTGAACTAGTTCAAAAGTATGGTGGTACAGGTCAAAGCCCTCACCAGCCAAGCGCAACTTGGGAACTAGAAGTTAGCCTAGCAATGGAAAACGAAGTTCGTCGTCGCTTAGTCGTTGCTCCTACCCTACGTGGTATTGCAATGCAAACTAACGTAATGACTATTCCTGTTAATCCAGAAGCAGGTGTTGCAACATGGGTTCAGAATAGCCAGTTTGGTGCAACAGCTTCAGCTGGTACTACTGCTGTTCACGCTCTTAAAGAGATCACTCTTAACGCATACAAAGTTGCTACCAACGAGTATGTAGCCTTCGAAGAAGAAGAAGATGCTCTAATAGCAATTATGCCTGTTATCCGTGACGCAATGGTTCGCCGTGTTGCTCGCGCTGTTGATCGCGCAATGCTACGTGGTGTTGGTTCTGGTGGAGATCCCGTTAAAGGTCTTGCCACATACGACGAAACAAGCGCAGTTAATCTAGACATTAGCGATAACGCTAAGCTAACAGTTGCACTTCTACGTGCAATGCGTCGTGACCTAGGTGCTTGGGGCTTAGATCCTGCTGAGCTAGTTTATATTGTAAGCACAGACGGTTACTACGACCTACTAGATGACGACAACTTCCTAACTGTTGATAAAGTTGGCACACAAGCTACTTTACTAACAGGTCAAATCGGTAGCGTTGCTAATACTCCAGTTCTAGTAAGTGCTGAGTTTGCTGATAAAGCCGCTGCTGCTGTTGGAGCAATCTGCTTTGCACCAGGTAACTTCCTAGTTGGTAATCAGCGTGGTCTACGTGTTGATACCGACGACCTAGTTGAAACACAACGTCGCGTAATGGTTGCCAGCCTACGTACTGGCATGACTCAAGTTACTACTAATCTTGGTCAGGGCGTAAGCGCTCTACGTTACGTAGCCTAATTCTCAGGGATGGGAACTAACAGGGCTATAAAGCCCTGTTTCTTGGCTAGATTCTAACGAGTCTAGCCCGGAAACATAGAGGAGATACCATGGGATTAAGCCTTTTTACCAGACAAGAATATAAGTCGTACAAGGGAATTAATAGCGCAAATTCTGACGGTGAAATTGATAGCTTAATTCCTAAGGTTTCGCAGTTTGCAAAAACTTATTGCAAACGTACATTTATAGATTACTATAATGATCCAATTATAGAGTATAGTACAGGTGGATTTGATCGTATCCTACTACATGAAATTCCAGTAGCAAATGTAACTAGTGTTCAACAGAGTAAAGACTATGGTCAAACTTGGACCTCTTTAGTAAAATTTACTGACTGGGTACAAGATGGCGATGATATAATTAGCCTTCACTCCAGTGGCATATTTGAAAAACTAATTCGTGGTTATAAAATCGCCTACTTTGGTGGTTATGAAACTGTACCAGAAGATTTAAAAGTTGCTTGTATGGATTTGTTAACCTACTATAAAGATAATGATGCAGCTATTAAGTCTACTAAAGCTGCTGGTACTAATAATACACAAATTGAGTATGTGCAAACTAGTAACTTACCAGCGCATATTAGACGAGTATTTGATCTCTACATGGCGGATTACCAGTAATGTCTATAAATCAATTTGCAAATGTGCCTTTTATAAAAGATTTAGGTAATGAATTATTAAATAGTATAGGCACTGTCGTTAATAAAGCTACTAATAAAGCAGAAGAGGATCTAAAGCTATATCAACGAAAAAATTTAGACTTTAGACAAATTATAGATGCTAAATTTCCTAGTTTATTAATTATAGACTATAATAGTATTCGTAATGAATTAAAAAAATATCAGAATATACCTAAAAGTTTAAAAGAAATTATTGGTTCAGACTATGAACCTATTGAATCAGATTACAATGAAATTCAGTTTGGTCTTGAAGAGTCCCAGTTAATACTTGAAATTATACGGGCCGCGGTAGATGACCTTTCACTAGAAACTAAAGGGCAAACAAGTGTAGCCTTACAAAATAAATTACAAACTATAATTAGTAACTCTCAGCCTGGTCAGTTATTAAAAAATGTAGGAAATTTATTTAATGATGTAATAGAGCTAACAGATTTATCAACCGCAAATAGAAAATATTTTATTTTTCCTACCTTTGATTCAATAAGAAATATATTTGCACCTATACTAGATGCAAATACTAAAGATAAAATTAAGAAGAATAAGGGGTTTGAAAACTTAAGTTTAGGTAAAGCATTAAACTTTGGACATACTAGTACTATTTATAAATCTGGCCCAGATGAGTATAAGCTTCAGTTTAATAGTCCTAAATTATTACAAATTATTTTTGATGTAATTAATGATAGTAATGCAGGACCAGATCCTGTTCAAAAAGTTAATCAAGCAACAACACAGTTCCTACAAGAAACAAGACAAACAGAAATATCTATAGAAATAACAAAAGATTTTTCTGATGGGTTTATGACTTTATTTGTTTTTGTAGGTGGTAATGTAGTGACTTTTGAAAATGCTGTTATTAATCAACGAAAAGGTTCTATACTAGAAAAAAGAGTTAAATTAGGTTTACCAAAACAAGTACTAACTAAATTAGCACAACAATTTAAAAATTTAGGCAGAACTACATTAGGTGTAGAGATAATTAACAGACTATCTAAAGGCAGAGGATCTCCCAGTGCTTTAGATTATATCTTGTATAATATAGTTCAAAATATAAAAGGTGAGCCTGTACAAAAATTTGCACAAAAAAGAACTAAAAATAGTAAAAGTAAAACAACAAAAACTACACCAGTTCTTTCAGGCTTTATTAAACCAAAAGTAAAAAAAGACATTTTACCTAGAAAACCTAAACAAAAGGTAAAATCATCTCCTACTCCTTTAGTAGCTGATGAGTCAAATCTTAGCAATCTTCAAAATATTATAAATAGTTTGCTCCATCAAAAAATTCGTCAAAATATGGGCAACGGGGATAGGACAGATGTTCTTAATTACAGAACCGGTAGATTTGCTGAAAGTGCTCAAGTAGAAAGATTGACTCAGGGTCGTGAGGGTATGATAACTGCCTACTACAACTATATGAAGTATCCATATGCTACTTTTAGTGCTGGTGGTCGACAAGAGTTTCCTAGAAGCAGAGACCCTAAATTGCTAATATCAAAGTCAATTAGGGAAATCATGCAAGAACAAATGATAACACGTATGAGGGCAGTGTTAGTATGAGTAAACGTAGAAAGATCACAGAAGCCCTTGCTGAAAAAAATAGGG